TTTGTTGGAGCCGCCTGTATGTATAACTAGTTCAATCTTCTCATCAATATTCTTATACCATTTTGCTACTACAGTTTGTTTATTTCCCATTTTACAGTCCTCCTCTATCGTGGTCTACCATTAACCCTACATGCTTCCAATCAGCGTTACCTATGTAAATAGTGTGCGGGTCTTTCCCTTTGTACTCTGTAGTGGTAGTCTTAACTTCTTCTAATACGGCTTTATATGCTCCAGAGAGCTTTATCAGGCTTTTGATTAGTTCGTCACTAGGCTTTTCTCCACACTCGATATCTCTTAACCCTTTAGGTGTAGTTATAGTAAGTACATAAGTTATTTTGGAACTTTCTCCTGTTACCAATCCGACCTCTTTTATTCTGATTCCGCTTTTATCCATTTCCATATTAGATAATCTCTCCTTCTTTTAACATTAATGGGTAAAATACTGGGGACTTACGACCTTCTTCAAGGACAATAATCATCTGGGAGCCATAACTTGAAGACATGTTGTTATCTTTAGAGAAATCATTTTCTCCTTGCGGGCTACCTACAACCACTTTATACCGTGCGTAATCCTCTTGTTGGATTAAAGTAGAGTGGAAGTGACCCATAATAATTAAATCAATGTTCTTCGTTTTAACGTGCTTTCCAATTACGTTATGTAGACCTTTCTTCTCTTTGTCACCGTGTACTGCTTTTACTGTTAGCCCGGCAATATCTTGTGTATAAGCGTACATAGATTCGCGGTTATCTACTACAGTAACATTAGGTAGTTGTCCTAAATCCTCTTGCAGCATAATTAAAGTAGAAAGTAATACGTATGCAGTACTGTCACCACTGATTACGTCATTCTTTGAAACTTGCATTCTATCATGGTTACCTGCAATTTGAGTATATGTAACGTGCAAATGTTTAGATAGCTTACTTAGTACATCTACAGTTAATCGGGTAGAAGTTGCAATCTGTTTCGATAAGTGCATCTCTGCATCAAACGCTTGGTTAACATTACGCATGTTAATGTGTTCTGTAATATCCCCTAAGTTGTACACGTATAGGTGTTTGATGTTCTGCTCTTTAACCATCTTCAATACTTCTGCTACGATATTATCTACGTATTGTGTAAGCATATCGAAGTTGTATCCGCCTGTTGACTCGTTAATGACATACATCCCTACATGCCAATCACTAAAGCAAAGAATAAGGCTCTTATCGCCCTGCTGTGGCGCTTTCTTCACCGAAGTAATGTATTTAGATTTAGGTAGGTCTTTAAGCTCCTCAACAAGCTCTGTTTTAAGGCTATCGAATAGTAACTTCATTGCAGTACCGTCACGTTGCATCTTGCGGAACTCACGAAGGTTTGCCGTATTATTTTCTTTTTCTGTTATGTATGGTGTTACCATCGGGAATACGTCTTTCTCAGTTAGTACCTTATCTTCTTTTCCGGGCGGTTGGATAACATCCAAACTGATTTCTCCTTTAACCGCTAAGTCATATAAGTAAGATAACGCTTTGTCCTTGTTAATATCCGAAGCTACTGTCTGCATTTCTTTTAAGTTCATACCTTCGTAACCCAGCTCTTTGATTAGCTTATTGAAAGCTGATGTAGGTATTTGTCCGCGCTCTCGTTTTAGGTAACCCATCACGACAGCAGAGGCACCCATGTAGCCTACTACTTCTCTTGTGTCTTTCTTGTTCGTCAAATTGTTTCCTCCTTTAAATATCACCGTTGAGTAATGTAACCATCGAGTTTTTCATCAATTCTGCATAGTTAATTTGTACAAATAGACTTCCTACATTCTCTTTACCTGTAGCTTTTCCGCTAACACCTTTGATGAACTCTCTAGCATCTACGCCTTTAGTACGTACAGAGAACATATCAGTACCTTTCGTAGCTCGTCCTACACATACAACCGTAGGCGCTTCTTGATAACCGACTTCTAGTAATCTATTCGCAATTTCATTTATGTATCTATCTGCAAAGACAACCTTTAACTTACAAGGAATATCGTTAATTACGACATCTGCTGTCTTTGTTTGTTCAATTTTATCTTTTATGTATTCTGACATAGCCATTAATTGCCCGGCTATTACGCATTTGTTTTCTGTTACTGCTTGTTGTATTGTCTTACCTTCTAGTGCAGTAGGCATGTATTTACCCATTGCATTGTACATAGCTAGTAAGTACTTTGTTACCTTATCATCATACCATGTCCAAGTACGATATTTATTAGCTACTACAGCTAACTGTTTCGCTTTCCCTGATTCCCAATCTCCTTCATACGCTATGTACGGGAACATATTACTCGTCTGTAGGATTTCGTAGACATCTAGAATCGGGTCTTTATCTTCTATCACTCTTGATATAATATGTTCGCCCGGTAGTTCTTCACCATATGTAGCTACATGAATGAAGTTCGTAAACGGGTTGTTTAGTTCGATAGTAAACTCTACTGGTAAGTTTCCACCCATATACGAAATACCTAGTACAATGATGTTGTTGTACCCTCTAAATCTACTAACATCTCGAAAGTCTAGAGATTTTGTATATTCCACCTCCACATCGATATTGCTGTTCAGAAATAATTCTTCTAGAACCGCTACACCTGTGACTCCTTCAAACGATGGTGGAACAAACACTTTTAAAATTTCTTTCTCCAAACATACTCCTCCTTTCTTCATCATAAGAATATTCTACCAGTTAATCTACTAATAGTCAATAGTTTTTTGCATAAAAAAATAGAAGGTTTTTATACCTTCTACTCTTTGTTATTTATTCACTTATGGATTTACAACACCAACATCTAGTAACTCGTCTCCACCTAGTCGGAAGTCGTTTACACCTAATGAGAACTCTGTGTTAGCGAACTCAATGAATGCAAGTACGATTTCTCTGTCTAGTTGACCAGCAGCGATACCTTTAACCTTCTCGAATCCACGACCTTGATAACCGTCACGGAATGTTGGGTGGTTACGTCCTACTGTGTATGTAAGTTCTGTACCTTTCGCTACGATAACAGGACGGTCTAACACTTCTACTAGACTCTTATTATCTGGAGCTAACTTCATAGGAACGATTAAACGCGCACCGTCTTTGTCAACTACTTTAAATAAGTATTTACCTAGTGCTAACGAAATAGTGTCCTTACGAGATGGTAGGTAACCTTCTGAACGAGATGCTGTCGCTAAGAAGTCCCCCGGATTCAATTTTACTGTTGCTAATTTTAATACGTCTGCTAATTTCTTTGCCATAATTACTTGTCTCCTTTTTTCTCAATTGTAATTTGCTCGGTAGCGTGTGCCTTGATACGAGCTTGTTTAGTAATGTTGTTGTTCTTCCACGCCATATGTAAGCTAGAACCCATTAAGAATAATGCAGATAATACATCATACAGTGTGTTTTGGTCTACTTTTAAACCTAGCTCATGACCTAGTAAAGATGCTACAGCATTTACTAAAGCTACTGCGAATACAATAAAGCGCACAATAGTACCCGGTGCGATTGGTGGTGCCTCCTGCGGTACAAATACTTCATGTTTATCTTGATTTTCCATTTACTATTCACCTCTCCTTATTAGTACAGTTATAATATAGCACAAGGTACTGTTTATTCTTCTGATTCAATCACCATAACCGACATACCTAATGAGTATGTATGATTCATATGCTCGATAATCTCTTGCAACAAGTCTGCTTTGTTCTGGTTACTAAGGTCTGGATACTCATCCATAGATAACTTTAGCTCTACTTTCATACTAACCCTCCAATGCAGATTCTAATCTTAATCGTACAAACTCTTGTACATCCGCTATTTTCTCCCGGATAATCGTTACTGTTATCCCTTGCTTACTGTACTTCGCTCGTAACGTTTGTTCTATGTATGTATCTTTATGCTCTTGCATTAATAAGTACAAGATGTCTTTCTCCATCTCATCGAAGGATACGCCTTGTAAAACGTACTCTAGTGTCTCATAGTAGTCTAACTCTGTATCAGACACTTCCACACGTTCTAGAAGGTTCGTAACGTCAACTTCATTCTTGGTAACAAACACACGATTTCTATCACGATAGTTACCTTTGATGAAGCTGTTCTTTACTCGTAGTGTGAGCTTCTTTAGGATGTACCCCGGGAAGTCTACAGCACCATTAATCTCGTACTCTTTTACGAGTCTTACAAACTGTTCAGAAATATAGCTCCATAACTCTGCACGAGTAGCAGCATCCGGCAAGTAGCCTTTATACTGGTTATACACGCTCATACGGAGGTTTTTATATTGTACGAATAGTTTATCTACATCTCGTAAAAAAACACCTGTATGAGCGTCTGTGTTCGTTAAAAACCTATTTCCGTTTAGCATAATGTCCTTTTCTTTTTCTACGTTTCTAGCTATACTAGTTCCCCTCCTTTAGTCCCTATCCAGTAACCAACTATCATCATCTCGTAGTGACTCCAGATACTCGTTATGCGCTTGTAGTACGGCGATATCGTCCGAGTTCTCTTGGATACATCTATTTAAGAATCCTTGATGGTCGTCCTTACCTCGCCAACCGCAGCCGCGACAAATATCTCTTTCTAAGATTACTATCTCTGTGTCAGTTAATCTCCCTCTGCATACTGCACATCTCTTACGCAATTGGATTCATCCCCTCCATAATGGTTTTTACACCAATCTTCTTACAGAGGATATCAGAATAGTGGACTGTGTAAGGGACGCGTAGCTCCTCACCTTCGAAGTAGCAGATTGAGGTACCCATTGCCCAGCGGTCATATGCTTTTTCAAACTGGATAACAACTGTCTGTGTACTATAGGAGTCTTTAATCTCTAATAATACTTTTTTATCATTTTTGATAATATTACGAATCTTCTCACGGATTAGTGTATATGATAATGGTGTAGACGAGTCATCAGTAATCGTTCTCTCTCTATAACAATCTAGTGTCCCGGAAATAATATCCGTTCTAGTTTCTTTCCATTGTGCCAAATAAATTCCTCCCTCTGATGTACGAGCGTAATAGAGAAAAAGGAAAGGGGATTACCCTAACCTTTTAAGACCTCATTTACTAAATCGTCTTCGCTTTTAACTGGTTCCTTATGTAATTCGATTTCTGGTGTTACCTCTTCTACTTGGTCAATCCAACCATCAATCGATAATGTTGCGTTATTTAATGCTGGGTACGGAGCGTCACCATAAGAAGCTACGATTAACTTGTTTAGTAGTTCTTGACGAACATAAGACCCGTCTTCTCTTAACCATTCAATGAAGTTCTCTTTCTTCATTTTGTGATACTCACCTGTAGCATCTGTGTACTCATAACTTTGTCCAGTAGTGCCTAGAATCTTTTCATCTTCTGACATCTTAGCGATGTTGTATTCGTAGTCAATACCAGTAAGTGATAGTAACGCTGCTTCTGCTTCTTGTAATGGTGGAGACACTTTAGATTTACGAGTTTTAACACCCATTGTATGTCCTAAGTGTTCTGCTGTAGCTCCAGAACCTTTTTTGATAGCTGATTTCTTTTTAATCTCTAATCGTAATGTTGCAGCATGCTCCCAAGCTTTACCACCCGGTACTTTGTACTGTTTGAACATTGGATTTCCGCCGATATCGTCACGTACTTGATTGATACCTACGAATAAAGATTTACTGTGCGAAATCATTGGTGTTACTTTTGTTACGAACTGTGTAATCGCTTTCGCTCTTGCGCCGACGTTCTGTTCACCAAAGTCTTTATCTAACTCTACATCCGAAGGAGTTTGTCCTACAGAATCCCATACATAAACAACAGGCGTGTTCGGGTATTTCGCTTTGAAGATTTCTAAAGTCTGTTCGATAGTAGAACCTACTTCTTCAACTGTTAATGCGCGACCTTTACTTAAGTCAGGCTGCTTAACTAGTACTTTAGAAATATCAATACCTAGTGATGCTAGACGTTGCTTATCGCTTGTACCCTCTACGTCAATCAGTACACAAATGCAACCTAGTAGAGAAGCTACGCGTAATACGTGATGTGTGAACGTAGACTTACCACCGGATGGTACACCTGCAACCTCAATCATACGACCAAAAGGTAATCCTCCACCTAAAATTTTATCGATGCGCGGTAAGAATAGCGGTAGTCTATCTAATACTTCTGCATAATCAGAATCTTGTAAAAGTACTAACCCCATACTCTCGTCTGCTAAAATAGATAAATCTAAGTCTAGTGGAGCTGCTGATACTTTAGTTTGTTTTTTTGCCATATATTAATAATTCCTCCTATGTACTACTTACTTTCCCCTTTATCGATACCCACTACCCAATCTGGTGTGTGGTAATCATACGCTAGTGTAGGAATGTTAATCATCTTTGTTGGGTCACTAGCTGGTTTTTCTATGTACTCTTTAAACTTAGTTGATAACCCACATATTAGCGGTCTATCTCCGACGATACGATGCATGTGGTAAGTCCATATCTGTTCTCCCATGAACTCGTCAACACTTAATAGCACTTCTTTATCTCTATCAAAACCCTCCAAAAAGTCTTGTAACTCCCCGACAGTTATGACAGGTATCTTCATACCTTATGCGTTCCTTCAACGCCTCTAGCTTTACGTTCGCGTGTACGGGCTGTTAAATGGTACAACGCTTTATGTAAGCCATTTAAAGCTTCTTCATTATCGTGACAAGCATACTTCGTTTCTTGGAAGCATTCTAAACGTTTCATAATCATAAGGATTAAATCTTCGTTTGTGACACCGTTTACACCGTGTTCTTTAATTGCCCCTTCTTGGAATCGGATAAGAGCTAATGTGTCACGGTCTTCTGTAGCAACTACTTGGAACTTATGTGGTGCGTGATGGACATAATCTGGTTTTGGTTCATCACACCATACCTCTGTATACTCACCATCTAGTAATTCGTGTTCTAATTTCATATAATTAGTCATTATTTACCTCCTATTTTTAATAAAGATAACCTACCCCGGAGGGTAGGACTTACATCTTACTTAAGCTCATCAGCAATCATAGCGTCGATATCAGGGAATCCCGCATCGTTTGTAGCTACTTTAGTTAAGTCAGGTTGCCCTTGTGGAGCTGTCTGTTGTACCGTACCTACTGGTTGTTGTGCTGGTGGAGCTGGAGGTGCTGTTGTTACTGGTGCGCCCACTCCGCCATTTTGACCTAAGTTAGTTTCTACTCCGATATCAAATGGGTCTGGTTCATTCATACCTGATGGTAATTGAATGTTAGGCTCCGCTGGTGGCTGGTATGCAGGTGGTTGGTACGCTGGTGGTGCTTGATACCCGTTACCTGCTGGTTGACCATAGTTAGGTGCTGCTGGTGGTGCTTGGTATGTATTTTGAGCTGGTGGTGCATATGTATTTTGTGGTGCTTGGTATGTATTAGCTGTCTGTCCATAAGGATTCTGTCCTAAAGCTGGAGCTTGTCCATAAGGATTTTGACCTTGTGCCGGAGCTTGCCCATAAGGGTTAGTTTGTTGCCCGTAAGGATTTTGCTGTATGGTTTGTCCTTGTGGCTGTTGTTGAGCCTGTCCTTGCGGTTTACCTTCTTTGATGCTGATGAATGTTTCTACCCATTGGTAACCATTCTCTAAACGCTCAGTCGGTACCGCATGTGCTGGTAAGTTTTCTAACTGTGTTTCCCATCCTTGTCCTAATGGTGGTAAGTTTGTTTGGTAAACTGTTACCGGGTACTCCATTTGACCTTTAGCTGGTTTAGCGATTTTAATAGGGAATGCGCCGTTAGGGTCGATGAATGATAATTCACGTCCTCCAGATAAGAATGGGTCTTGTAGATTCTTAAGAATCGTTTTGAACGCTGTTTGTGGCATTTCGAATAGTCGAACTACTAGGTTGCCATGCTCATCGCGCTCTTGGTATAATTGTTGTGGGTTCTGCGGGTGCGGGAATACACGAACCACGTTTACTAGGTAAAGATTCTTAGGTTTTTGTTGTCCACCGAATGGCGTAGGAATCATTCCTTTATCTGTCCACTCTGCAATCTTGTTATCTAGTAATGAACCTTCGTTTACTTGGCTATCTAAAGTGAAGTTAACATTTAACTCTTTACCTTTAGATGTTTTAGCACTTAGGAAAATCTTACGAGTATGCGCGAAGAACGGGCTTACTAAATCACCAGATGGTAATAATTGAATCATTAATTCCGTTTGCCCTTTCTCGAAGAACAAGCGTTGATGTTTTGTCTCCGGGTAAACTACCTTCGGATGGTCACCGCCACCTTGTTGTTCTAGGTTCTTCTGTTCCTGTGCAATAATATCAGCAAAATTCATATATGTATTTTCCTCCTAATTGTTTTTAAATTTTATTATGTATTCTATGTACTTCCCAAAAACTAAGTGACGTTGCTACCTTTCACTTTCTTTGTCCTCCTCTCTTAACTGGTACTCTATTATAATACCATGTTACGAATAGGATGTCAACTAATTTTCTGAATTTTCTGAAAATTTATTAGTCGAATCTATCAGCCTCTCCTAAAACCCATTCAAGGGCTAATCGATAGCATCTATTTTGAGTAAGGTAACTTTTGTAATCCTCGTAACTAATTTCTCTATTTTTCCACGCTTCTCTTACTTCTTTATCTGTCTCCAAAGTCTCGTTAAATACTACCATAATCTCTTCACGAGTCTTCATTTTATTTAGCATCTAGCACAACCTCTCCGTCGATAGTAAATACGTACCAACCATCAACAGTTAATGCTATACTAACTCCCTCGATACCGTTCTTGCTATACCAATAAGGAAAGTATCTTTCTTTAAACTCATATGGAGTTAAGTATTCTAGTGCTTCCGATAGTTCGCGGAAAGCTTCTGATTGCTCTAAATGTTTAGGTACATCATATAGATTAGGTACCGACATTAATAGCCCCTCCCTATCTGCGGATTTACTTGTTGTTGCGTGTAATTATAGTAAGCTTGTTCATCTTGCATAAACTTACTACCCGCTCCTTGACCATACGACAGGTCATTAGCTACTTGTTTACCATACGACTGTAACATGTCTTTACGTTGCTCAAACGCTTTCACAATACGTTGCAAACGTCCGATAACATGTGTATAGTGTACACAAACTTTCTTCTGTTTTAAATACGATTCTTGTTGCTTTATGTATGCTTCTACTTGGTCTTTCGTTGCTTTTCCGCCTTGCGCGGTAATATGTACTCGTGCTTCTCCATCTAACCGTGACCATTCAACTTCTAACTTTAAATCTTCCATCTCTTGATAATATCGTAGCTTCTCTAGTAAAGAAGACCAGTATATATACTTCGACGGTTGCTCCAACATTTCCTGCTGCAAAATAGACTCGTTGATTTTTAATTCATTACGCATATCGAAGGTTAGTTCTTGTCCAGACTCGTCCCTTATGCGTAAATTCTGAAAATCAAGGTTGTCCACATTGATGTCTATCAAACGGCATTCTCCTCCTTTTAAATAGAATAGAGAAGACAACTATCATCTTCTCTAATTATAATACCACTATTCTATTAATAATGCAACTACTTTTTTTAAAGTTTATTTATTTTTTTAACAAGTCTTAGCTGGAACGAATCTTTAGAGTAGTGTTTGAAGTGCGGGTTGCCTTTGACGTTCTTAATCATGTCGTTAATATTACTCCATGAGCCATTAGCCCAGTCTTTATGATTATCGCAGAGAAGATAGTATTTATCTTGCGCCGGAGTTTTGGTGATAGTATATGTACCACTCTTTAGGATAATAATATCACCTACTTGGTAATTTTCAACTTTAGCTGGTTCGTTTATGATAATACGCATTTTATTCTTCCTCCTTTTGTTTATACCATTCTTTTTCTACTCTGTCTATCTTTTCTTTATGTATAACATCTTCACATTTCTTACACTTATACCTAGTTGTTGTAATTACTAAATTGTCGTTGCCATCTCTTACTGATGCGATTGTCTCATATTCACCCTCATAGTCATGTTGACAAAATAGTTGCGTAAAGAATTTAATCAAAATATATCCTCCTCGTGATAGTCGTGTTCTAACTGTTTAATAACTTCCATATGGAAACTGGTAGTTCTAACTAAACCCCAATCAAATTCGTTCTTGTGTCGATACACATAACAGATACCATTCCACTTATATTCAAAATCCCCTTCGTAATAAACTCTTCCTGTCTCCATTTAACTTCACCCCTTATTTAAATTTAAAGACAATTTTAAAGTTCTCCACTCTTCTAGTGTCATCTTAGGATGTTTTGTTTTAATCCATTCAAAATCTGCTTTCTCGTAAACGCTTTTCATCCATCTTACATCTAATCTATTACCACCATACACACGCCATTCTTTGTAGCCACCTACGTTTGTACTAACTGTTACCGATGCAGCCGCCATTATAATTCCTCCTCTGTGTCCCATCCCCACCCTACATTCTCTTGGAACTTGTCAATGTCTACGTATTCGATTAGTCCATAAGCTTTTTCATTCGGGTCTGGGTCAGGGTCTATAAATAGTACACCTACATACCCTTCAAATAAATCCACTTCTCTAATCTTACATTTCACTTGTAGATTTCCTAGCCACCCCATTTCTAATATATCTGCGGGTAAGGTACAGTAGTGACCTTTTAAGCTGTTACACAACTTTACAAGCTTGTCCACTTCTTTTTTAATATTTAGTAAGTTAACTTTAGCCATTACCATTACCTCCCGGTAGTAAACTTCTTCTATTTTCATCTACTAGTTTGATAAGGTCAAACCTAGAGTGACCGAAGCTATAGTCGTGGTCTTCTAGTACATACACGCATCCTTTGTACTCATAAGTTTTTCCGTAGTCATAATCCGGACTACCCATACCTGATTCTAAAATAACATCGTCCATATCAACCAATTGCCAACTAGGTTTGTCAATCCCAAACACTTCGATAGCTATACTAAATGGTGGTTCCTCTTTTTCTACTCGTTCTTTAAATGTAACACCTTCCGATTCCAAAAACACATCCTTATCTGATACATATCCTATGTACGTTCCTTTATAAAACATGTTATAGTTCATTTGAAATTCACCCCAGCTTTAGTTAATAATCCTTTTACTTCACTACCATACTCATCAAATATAAAGTACTTACCATCATCTTTTATACTTGATAGCGTATATAACCTACCTTGAAACATGTAAACTGTATCGAAATCTGCTGTAAAGCTTATTTGTGTTTGATAAACCTTGTGACCTTCTGCGTTGTATACCATTGTTAAGTAGTTTCCATTGTCCCAATCCCATATCGTGTATACTTTAATCATTCTCTCATCTCCTTTTCTTCTCCAATAACAAATGTGTGCGGTACAGTATGCGCTACTAAGTCTCCTGTTGATATTCCAGTGAAGAATACTAAATCAATTGTAACCTCTGTACCTCTGATACTTTCTAGTATTTCCTCTGTAGTCATCCTCTCATCTCCTTTTGTTGTTGTCTGTAAGTAAAGAATACCATCAAAAAAGAGAAGGGTCAACCCCTTCTCCTAAACTTTTTTATTTTTTATGTCCACATAGCATTTTGAGCAAAGTCAGCTTTAGGGATGTATGCGTATCGCTGGGTTGCTGTTCCTTCTTCACCTCCTAAATCGTCCGGATGCGTATAGAGTACATATACAGTCTCGGTAACTTCATCGATATAAGCTACGCGACAAATTGTGTACATAACTCCTTCTATCTCCAAACCTAGTAAATAGTTAGGTAAGTAGCATTCTCTACCTACCCAGTCATTCTCTTCATAGTTTAATTCGCTAATATACATATGTATTTCCCTCCTTATAGCCTATAGAAATTAATTTGCCAAAACTCTTTGTCCATTAGATGCGGTTCGCCCTCATTATCGATAAAGAACTTATAATTTTCATCGATTGGGTGTTCTACTTCGAACTCGTTATTGATAATGTCGATAAACGCCTCTTCTGAAATCCCACCCCAATCGGTAGATGCTCTATCAATCTCCGGGTAAAACTTGCTCTTTGTAAAGAACTCGTCAGACTCTCCAATAAAAATCCATTTTGCTTTCTTCTCCATTAAAATCTCTCCCTTTTATTAAATTCTATTATTAATTTCTATGTTTACTTTGTCTAGATTTTCTGATAGAACCAGATACAATTTTAGCAAATCATCCCAGTCCATTGCATCTAATTCTTCTTCTGTAAATATCTTTATACCCACCATAAGTCCTCCTTAAGCTATTTTTTGGTATTGCGGTTTATTTGACTTAATTACTTCTACTAGTTCATCATACTTCTCTTCTGTAATCGCCTTAGAGTTCTTATAGTTCTTAACGTTCTTTAAGTCTCCGTGGTACTTACAGTAACCAGCTACAGAATCGAATGTATCTAAGTCGTCTGGGTTGTAATCTACCATGTCATTGTATGTAACACCAATCTCTACGTCAGCCGTGATAGGGAATCTTCTTCTTTCCCCTTCCCAGTCAATCCATAACCAATCGATAGGTAGGTTTTCCATGACCTTCTTACCGATATGAGCCATTAACTTAATCTCTTCTGGTGGACAGTCAATTACGATACTATCGTGTACCGTTAGTACGATACGAGAGCGTAAGTTCATTTTCTCAATCAGGTTATTGATGTAGATTAATGAGTTATTCGTTAGGAACGCACCAGAACCCTGTATACGCGTATTGGTAGCCTGACGTAATGCACCGTTACGTTTCTGTTTATCTTGTGAATACACGTCTCGTAGATTACGAGTGTATCCTTGTAGACACGAGATACTACCAGCTTTCATTGCTATTCCTTTATTCTCTTCTATGTACTGCTCTAGTCGCGGTTTCCCTGCGAAGAAGTCTTTAAATAGCTTTTCCGCTTCATCTACAGTCATGTTATGTTTAGGTGCGAATGAGAATGGAACCTCACCATACGCCAAACCGAACGATACGGCTTTCGCTTTTGTACGTTCATCGTCTGTAACATCCTCTGGTGGCTTACGGAACGTTAAGGCTGCGGTCTGTCTATGGATGTCCTCGCCATCGAAGAACGACTTAATCATATCCATATCCATTGCATCTAAAGCCATTACACGAGACTCTAATGAGCTGTAATCGAGCTGGATTAATGCTCCACCTTCAAACCTAGAAATAAACATACGTTTGATTGGGTGCTTATAATCGAAACGGTATACGTCCCCGGATTTACGAGGCATATTTTGCATGTTTTTTTATATTATCGTAGTACCTTTTAAATACTACTTCTTACACTTTCATATAAGAATAGACTATATCTTGAATCAGTAATGTGGTGTTTGTTTTATTTTTTCCATTTAGTTGATACGCTTCTGTTCTTATCTACAGAATCGTTAAATTTCCAGTGATACCCTCCAGCGCTTTGTCGCTTACCGTGACAGACACGAGATATATGCGCTTGTTGCGCTCCTGTATCCTTGCAAGCTTCTTTAATAGAGTTGTATGTTCGTATGTATTCTTCACCATCTTTTGTGAACATATCTACTTGTTTTTTGGATACGGTAGCTAATTTTTCTCTTGCGGTATGTGTGTCTAAAGTACCTCGTTCTACGATATCGCGGATATTTTCTAGTCTAGTAACCCACTCTAGGTTGTCGAAATTGTTATTCGTCCTATCTGTGTCTTTGTGATTCACTTCTAGACCTTCTTGATAACCGCTACAAAATGCTTTAGCTACTAGCCTATGTACTGTTTTACTCTTCTGTTTGCCATCAATAAAGAGCCTAACGGACATGTACCCGCTGTTGATTTTCCACTGACTTAGCTCTTTACCACGTAGATTACTCCATACCCTACCTTTGTTACTAACTTCATATCTACCTTCAAAACCTTCTATCGGTTTCCATTCTTCTTTAAACATTTTACCTCCTAGTAACACCACATTACTAGATTTTCCTGCGCTCGTGTCACTTCATAGGCTGTTCTAGCCCGTATGTGTTAGTCGTTGAACCTTCTACTTATCCCTAAGTAGCTTGGCTGCTGATTGCCCAATCCTTACCTCTTTTACTATACTTACTACGTCACCGCGTAAGAGAGTGTGTAAGGCTCTAAGGGGTTTCCAGTCAATTCACAGGATTTTAGAACCCCAACATGACTTTAGGGTTCGCTGATGATAAACGGCTTGTCTCTGTTCCTTCACTGTTGAACGAGCCATGCAAGATATCATTATGGTCTACCATACTTAAGAACTTGTATGTGAAGTTCTGTTTACGAGTCTTAACCAGCGAGAACTCTACCAGTAACTCTGCTAGTTCTTTCATCTCTGGGTAGTGCTGCGCTATATACTTCATATTAGCGGAGTTAGACTTGTAATGGTACCATTCGATTTCGTCTTCTTCTAAGTTGTTCTCTACAGCAGAATCTACTAGATGCTCTCGGTTGAACGGAAGCTTAATACCTGTATACTTGAACATGACTTTTTGCTTGTCATCGGAGGAGTTCGGATTAAACTCTCTGTCCGCTTCATCCTTATACTTGTCACGTAACTTCGCTATTTCCGTATCACGGAGCTTAACAGGCTTCATCTTCTCTTCTAGTCCCTTGCGGTACAGCTCTTCTTTTTCCTCTTTTAGCTTCTTAATCTCAGGAAACTTACGCATAAGAGCAATAAGTCTGTTTTCTTCTTTCGTATAAGCTTTTACAAGGCTCTTGATGTACGGGATATCCGTTTTGATACCTGTAGCTTCAATCTTAGCTAGAACGTTCACAAGCTCCGGATAATGACCTGTATAAAGGTCTTGTATCTTCTTTAGACCTTTCTTCGTGCATCTAGCAGCTAATTGGTTATAGATGCGTAAACACGCGTCAACGTCACCAGAAGCGTAAGGAGAAAGCATTTCCCATAAAGGAATCCATTCATAGTTGAAGTCTCCACCATCTATCTCGTTAACAGGAGCTTTTACTTCATCCCACTTCGGAGTTTCTGGTTTCTCATACTTCCACTCTTGCGCTTGTCTATCACGTAGTTGTTTAAGCTCTTCAATTCGGTTTGTTAAGTAATCCGGTCTACCAGCTAAGAACTCTGTAAGAGGTTGTTCATCTTTCTCTAACTTCTTAATCGTCTTATTGACAACCTTTAACTCAGCACGAAGTTCCTTGATTGTAGCGTTGATATCCTCTTTCATTTCTTTAATTCTATTACTAGCAATTTCACGCTCTGCATCGCATTTTAATTTCCAATCAAGTTTCTCTTGGTCGATACGAGCTTTTTCTTTTGCTTTGTAATCTTCTATGTATTGTTTCTTGTAGTCTTCTAGTGCTTTATCATATCCACCCATATCTGTAAATTCATATGTTAGGTCTGATAATCGTAATGAACCTTTTACATCCTGATTGACAAGTAAGTAGTACATCGTCTTTGTATCCCGGTTATTTTTAAATCGTGTAATATTTCTTGTTAATCGTAGGAATTTCATATCATACTTGATATTGTGTCCTACTTTTATGATATTTTCATTACCTACAAACTCTTCTATGTATTTATAAATCTCTGCTAGATGTCCCGGGAGCCACATAAAATCTTTGTGTTGTAGCGGAATAGTAGCGCCTGTACCTTCTTTCCAACAGATAGAGATTACTAGAGGCTTTGCACCTATTCGTTCTGGACTTAAGGTGTTTGTCTCTAAATCCCATGATACTACTGGAGCTTCATGTACAATCTTCGTAAATATTTCTCGTACACGTTCGATAGTGGTTACATCTTCGTATTTAACTTTCTTAGCTACGAATGC